GGATGATAGCATCTGTTGCGTGCAAGATTGAAACAGATATACGTTTGTATGCATCTGTTGTGTGGGTAATCACGATACCACTTATACGCTTCAGTGCGTCAGTTGTGTGAGACAGAACTGCTGGTAGGTTCTTATTCGCATCTGTTGCGTGTGTAACGACATTTGCCTTACGCTTGAATGCATCAGTACTGTGAGCTGCTGATAGAATACGACGTAGTAATGCGTCTGTAGTATGGACTAGGCTGTTAGGCTTACGTGTATTTGCATCGGTGCTGTGTGTTGCAGAAAGTGGTGTACGCTTAAGAGCATCTGTTGTATGAGACTTCGCAACTGCAATACGCAAGAATGCGTCTGTGATATGGTCAACAACGAATACCTTAAGCTTGTTTGCATCAGTTGAGTGATCTACAGACAAAGCCTTACGCTTGTTGGCATCTGTTGAGTGGAGACGTTCTAGAGCGCCACGTAGGTATGTATCTGTTGAGTGGAATACATCAAGTAGTTTTCTCTTATTAGCATCAGTTTCGTGAGAAATTGTGCTCTGAACACGCTTGAAGGCATCAGTTGTGTGAGATACGATTGCACTCTTACGACGGTTGCCATCAGTGGTGTGGCTCTTAGTAAGTGACTTGTTCTTATTTGCGTCAGTTGTCTGAGTAAGAGTATTAGACTTACGTGTGTTTGTATCTGTTGTCTGAGATACAGTGTTAGTCTTACGCTTGTTCGTGTCGGTAGTGTGGGCTACGGTGTAGGTAACAGCAACAGGAACGAACGTTACGTCGAAGTAATCAGTTGAAAGTATACCGAAGCTTGGCTGTAAGAATGCATCAGTTGTGTGGCTAAGTATTATGCTCTTACGTGCATTAGCATCAGTCAAATGAGACAGAGTAACACCACCAGCACGCTTGTTAGCAGATGAGGTATGTACTACAGAACGAGCGCTTCTCTTGAGGGTGCTAGTCGTATGAATACGTGTCAAACCAGACTTACGCTTTAATGCGTCAGTTGTTTGCGTCTTAGTGGACTGCTTGCGCTTGAGAGCGTCTGTTGTGTGACTACGTGTCGCACCAGATATACGCTTGTTCCCTGAAGTTGTGTGTGATACAGTAGAAGCTTTACGCTTGTTTATGTCAGTTGTGTGGGATTGTACAGTAGACAATTCCTTGTTAGCGTCAGTTGAGTGGCTTCTTCCCTGTAGCATACGCAAGAATGCATCTGCTGTGTGAGCACGTGTTAGACCAGACTTACGCTTATTCGCGTCAGTTGAGTGGGTCTTAATTATAGGAACATACTTTAATGTATCTGTTGTGAATGAAACAGTAGTTTGTTTCTTCTTGTTTGAACTTGTTGTATGAGTTTTTGCCAAACCAGATACACGCTTGCTGGCGCTAGTAAAGTGAGTCTTGATTAATCCAGCTATTCTCTTGATAGCGCTTGTTGTGTGTACGCGAGTAGTTGTCTTACGCTTGTTACCATCTGTTAGATGAGTAGATGTAGGGATTATCTTCTTGACTGCACTTGTTCCGTGAGACGGTGTGTAGGAGACAAAAGGTATGTACGTTGTCAATAGTTCTACACGTATAACGCTCAATGCGCCAGAAGAAGGACCAAGATTTATAGTCGCTGCTCCCAAGTTTTCAGCTAGTCCATTAGTGTAGACATTAGCGTGAACAATATACTTGCCCTGGTTGTCAACTATGCCTGGGTCACCGTCGATCTTAACTTCAAGGTCGTTTAGCTTCTGCCATGTCCAACCGCCAGTTGGAGTAGATAAAGTTGTGTAACCACTCCATGACGGTGTGCCTGCTGAAGCAAGTACACGAACCTGGACACTTGAGATTGGGCCTGAAAGTACGGCTGTGTTTGTACCTTCAGCCATTAGATAGCCAGATGACTGTGTACTGTAAGAAGTAGTAGAAGCGCCAGTTGTTAGATCAGCGTTGAACGCCTCACCATCACTTGTCCACAATCCACCTGGATCAGTCGCAGCAACGTCAGATGCATCAAAGTATGAAATATATGCAGTTGTACCAGCGAATGTATCGAAGTATACACCTGGTGATTTAGTAACAACCATATCAACAGTACCAGGGGCGTATTGGTTATTGCTGCTGTATCTTACTGCTGCGTCACGGTAGCCTGATGCTGCTGTTTCAAGGATTGTTTCGCCAGCCCAGTATGTACCATTGTAAGAATCAAGGCCGAGTCCTAATGCAGTTGAACCGTCACTGGCTGTTTTGTCGTAAACAAGGTATACATTTCTTCCAGCAGTTGTCATCTGGATGTTTCTAGCGTACGCACCGTTTGTGATTGGTGACTGCCATGTAGCCCATGAATCACCATTGTTGTGCTTATACAATCTGACAGTATAATCTCTGTGGTTTATAGCTATCCATGCGTTGTACAAGTCGTCTAGAACTATGTTCACTTGAACGTTAGTAAAGGTAACAGTAGTTGCGACTACGTTTCTAGTGAATGAAACTGGGTTATTTGAAGGCGCGTTGTATACAACAATCGTACCGTAGTTACCAGCACCATCATCTTCATCTTGCACAATAATAGCACGGTTATTATTATCAATAATAATGTCACACGTATTTGAGTTTGAGCTAGGGTTTGAGAGTGGAACACCAGCGCCCCATGAACCACCCACACGGTTTATGTAACGGGAGTAAACTGTTGAGATACCACCAAGCGGATCGAAGTTGCTGTATATAAGAATAACGTGTGGGATGTTAGCTCTGTCAACGGCGATAGACTGACCGAGCATAGCCACATAACCACCAGCAGTACCAGTAGGTGTGTATAGATACTCTGTAGTTGCCCATAAATCTGTTGTAGTGTCAAATGTAACGTATGACCAGAACGAAGCATTGTTCGTTGGGTTTGTTGCGCTTGTCTGGTAAACAATGTGGATTTTACCATTGCTGCCAATGTCACCACTATAAGATTGGCTCTCGTAGTCAGGTAGTGTTGGTCTGTGTGCAGCGTCAACTTCAGCCCATGTTGAACCATTGTTGGTTGATTTCATCATGTGCGATACGCCAGGGCTTGAGCTGTTGAACGTACCCTGATCAGAGTAGAAGGCGTATAGAACAGAAGCACTTGTACGCCATAGTGTACGTACAGATGATCCGTTTACTCCTGATGATGCTATTTGTGTAGCCATTACTGGTATACCCTCACTACTATCTTATTGTTCGCGTCGTAGTAATCGCTTAATGATGTAAGCTTGCTACCGCTTAACGTAAACTCAGTATTTTCTGGTGTTGTGTTATTTGATTGCAAAGTCTCCCATAGACCGCTTGCTACGTTGTAAATCTGCAAATATATTGTACGTGTACTTGCTGAGATTGTACTCTTACCGTTCCATGTCATGTAAATCTGGCCACGGTTGTTAGGAGCATAACGCTCGAAGTAGAACAATACATACTTTTCACCAGGCTGGTCAACGAATGTTGAATCATCGTAAGTGACCGTACCAACGTCAGCCATTGTAAACCCAATTGCACGTGGGCCAGCGCCAGTAGGAAGAACAGGATTCTGTTCGCGTGTGTAGTAACGGTGGTCGTGTACGATTGTGTCAGCGTCATGGTGCTGGTGACCATGCTTACGCTTAAGGGTATCAGTTGAATGATCCGTGCTGTAGTTAAGGATCGTAGTCCATTGCCACGTATCGCTCCACTCACCGTAAAATTCATTAGCGAATAGACCAGAGTAAATATCACTCCAGTCGCCAAAGTACTCTTGCTCTAGCTGGTATTCAAAGCCTAAGTAGAAGCTACCAGAATAGTTTGCACCAAGCATCGCCTTCTCCTAACCCTGCAACGGTAAGCAAGTATGTATTAGCCATTTTATAGCAAAACCCTTCCTCTTACCCGACGGTAGTATGTACCGCTTGTTAGGTTAGGAGTAAATCTAGCTTGGTTGCCAGCATATGATGGGTCGATTCCACCAACAGGGATAGCAACCCAGGCACTCCCGTTCCAGTATTCCCAGTTTGTCTGATCTAGCCATGACTTGTATTCCTGCAATAAGTTGTCAAATGATGACACGGTATCAATTTGCAAATGGAAATGCATAGCCCCAGTAGCACGTGGGATTATGAATACAAGTGGTGTTGAAGTAAGGATGTTCAGTGCAAAGTTAGCAGGAGAAACCCATACGCAAACACCAACAACGTAACGTACGGTATCGGTAGTATGTGATCTAGTAGCCTGGCTTTTCTTAAATGTATCAGTAGTATGTGTTCTGAATAGTCCAGCTACACGCTTGCTCGCGCTGGTAGTGTGGGTTTTAGTTAGACCAGTTTTTCTTCTGTTAGCGCCTGTCGTGTGAGTAACAGTTATAGTGCGACGCTTGTTAGAATCTGTTGTATGCGCTACAACGGTCTGTCCACGCTTGAGTGCACTTGTCGTGTGAGAGACAGTGTTTGCTTTACGCTTCAATGCATCTGTTGAATGCGTCTTAGTGATCTGACGGCGCAACAAAGTGTCAGTAGTGTGACTACGTAGTAAACCAGCAACACGTTTATTGGTATCAGTAGTATGGGTTCTTGATGAACCTAGACGCGTATTACTATCAGTTGTGTGAGTTTTTATGCTCTGATTACGCTTGTTGGCGTCTGTAGTATGTGTCTTAGTAACTTGCTTACGCTTTAAAGCATCTGTAGTAAATACAACAGTAAGAGTTTTCTTCTTGTTTGAATCAGTTGTATGAGTAACAGCGTATGAGCGACGTTTGTTTGTGTCGGTTGAATGTGACTTTGTGTTCTGAGTACGCTTAAGAGCATCTGTAGTTTGCGTCTTAACGTTTGCAGTACGCTTTAAAGCGTTGGTGTTGTGCGTTCTAAGAGCTAATATTTTCTTAAAGGCATCAGTTGTGTGTGAACGAGTTAAGCCAGCTACTTTTTTGCTTGCACTTGTTGTGTGTGTTACTGTAGTCGCTTTTCTCTTATTGGCATCAGTTGAGTGAACCTGTGTAGGAGTAGTAAAGAACCAACCAGTGTTACCGCTAACGTTTGTTGAGTTAGCGCCAGCGAACCAGCGAGCACCACCTGTTGCTGTTGAATCTTTAACACTTAGGTAATCGTCATATACAACACCACTTGCTTTAGATAGCGTGTGGGCTGTACCAGATGTGTCTGAGTTCAAAGTAACTAAGTTACCTGAAGTACCACGCACATTAAAGTTTGTGATATTGAAAGTACGGTTAGCCTGGAATGTTAGTGTGCGAGCGTTTGTCGCATCAGAGAAGTTAATTGTCCCAATAGTAACTGGCGTAACAGCGGTTAGAATAGTTAGAGCACCTGTTGAACCTGCAACGGTGTAAGTAATTGTTCCATATGTCAATCCGCCAAGTGCCATTGTTCTTGTGTTTGTGCTTGTGGTACTGATCGCAATTGTAGCGCTAGAAGCGCTTAGGGTCATGGCTGTGCTTGTGCCAAGGTTCCAAACAGTTGTAGCTGTTGTGTTGGTCAAAGACCATGTACCGCTCCCCATAAGTACTGAGCGAGCAAGTGTGCCTGAAGAAGCGAACGTTCCAATGCTAACGTTCTTATTGTTGGCGTCAAACGTACCGTTAGTGATAGTAAGTGCACGCGTAGCTCCAACGGTTAAATCGTCGGCAAGTTGAACAGTCCCTCCAGCACCTAATAGTGTAAGTGGGAAGTCTTGTGTTTGGCCGTTACTTGTAAGAACCTGAGTACCAGATGTAGCGTAGAAGGAGACTGCGTTTGTACCACCAGTAAGCGTCATGCCTGATGAGTAAGTTAGACTACCGTAGATACCTCTAGCGCTGTTGGTTAGCGTACCAGTGAAACCAGTAAAGTCTAGGTTATAGATTCTTGAGTTTTGGATTGTAAGGGTATCAGTACCAGCAGTAATGCTGAATGAAGGAGCAGACGCTTCGCCGACATCACCGTTGTTTATAATTCTTGTACCTGTTGAACCACTGTAGTTACAGATAATAGCGCTGCCACGATTGAACGTTAGCCCAGTTGTAGTTGTACCAATATCCCAGATTGTAGTAGCACTACCTGTAAGTGTCCAAGTACCTGTACCCATTGTGATTGTACGGGTGTTTGCGTTTGAAGAAATAAGCCCTGGGATAGTAACGTTAAAATTATTAGCGTTAAATGTACCGTATGTTACTACCAAGTTTGATGAAGCCGTAAGAGCATCTTGCAACGTCACAGAACCGCCAGGAGTTTCCAAAGCAATTGAGTTAGTGATCGTCACACCATTAGTCATCAAGACATCAGTTGAACGGCCACAGAATGTGATTGATGTAGTACCACTTACCGTAACGGTAGAAGGAAGATATAAGCTACCTCTTAAGTAAAGAATACCAGCAGTAATTGTGAACGCTAGTGTTGGGCTGTTTGTAACGTTTCTAAAGTCTAGTGTAGGAGTAACTTGGGCGTTAATGGTAAATGTTCTACCAGTAGCGTTGAATGAATTAGCATCAAAAACAACAGTATCTTGTGGCAATGGTAAGTGAGCGGTTGTAGTAGCGCCACCAGAAGTTGTTTTCCAGTTTGCAGCTACGTTCCAGTTGCTTGTAGCTGTAGTTACAAGGTAGTGTGTGATACCAGTAGGGAAAGTAATGCCAGAGTTTCCGCCACCATCACCAACAGTTTGAGCGGTTAGGTTCCATGTACCAGCAGCACCAGCAGCCACAACGTCTTGAAGGACTATGTTGTTAACAGTACCAAGAGTTGCTACGGTTAGTGTTCTTTGTGCGCCTCTTACAGTACTGTAGATGAACCCGATGGCTGTTGAAGATGCCCCAGTTGCAGAGAATGTGCCATTAACAGTTTGGTTACCACCTAGAGACAAACGTGTGTTGTTACCACTGTTTATAGAAGATAGGTTGTTAAATGTGTTATCACCAGTAATGCTGAAGCTACCACCAGAACTGTGTGAGATTGTCAAGTTATAGTAAGTTAAACCACCGCCGACGAATGTAGTGTTAGTTTCTGCTGCTGTGATTGAAGAAGTGCCAGCATTGAATGTCAAGCCTGTAGTAGTTGTAGCATCCCATACGTTACCACCACCGTTTGATTTGATGTTAATTACTGATGCTCCAAGAGACAGGCTTCTTGTGCTTGAACCAGTTACAAGGATACGAGCACAGGTAATGCTCTGACCGTTTGTATCAAGGCTACCAGCAGTAAGTGTAAGGATGTTTAAAGAGCCACTTGTTTGGGTGAAGTTAATCGCGCTAGTAAGCTGCCAGCTACCACCAGCTCCGTTAAATGTAGCAGCAGCACCAGTCTTTCCACCGTAGTCAACTGTTTGCTGTGTTGCAGAAGTTGAGACAAATGAAATAGTAGAGGTAGTCGCACTCCCCAGAGTATATGTCATCCCTGCCACAAGTTTCAAGGCTATATTTGATAGACCCGCAGTCGAGTCACCGATAGAGAGAACGATAGCGGATGCGTGGGTAAGAGTCCCAGTGTAACCAGTACAGTCAAGTGAACGACAAGCAGCAGCTACGTTTATAGTAACGTTACCAGAAGAAGAAGTTAGCTGTACGTTATCTGAAGCACCAGGAACAACGCCACCGACCCATGTACCAGTGGCGTTCCAGTTACCGCCGGATGCTGAAGCGACAATATTTGCCATTTGAGACTACTCCGCGATCCACACCCAAGTAGGTGCAACACTATATGTTAGGGTTATGGTTTGTCCGACAGGTACTCTAACTGTGCTTGGTGAGGTAAGACCAGTTGTGACTGATCCAACTTTAACTACTGTCACTGTTCCACCAGCAATGTGTACTGTCGCGTCTATTCCGGTGTTGTTTGTAAGAGGTGTGTTTGAAGCTGGGATAGATGGTGTCGTACCAACTCCTGTTGGCAATGCAATTGGGGCATTAGTTGTAGCGTTACGGATGTTTCTGAAAACACTACCGTTGTTGAATACAGTCCCAGCGTTTACCTGCCAACCAGTGTAGATATCAACGTTCTCGAACTTAACTTGCATGTTTTGTGCAAGGTTAATTTTACCGCCAGGGATCCAAGCGTTTGATTGGTTACCAAATATCTTTGTGTTCTTAACACTACCGACATAGGTTATAAGGTTAGTAGCAGGAACGTAGTACCCGAACCCGATACCACCCTGTGCTAATACGCCATCGAAGTCTACATTAAATGTAAAGGCAGATGTGATCAAAGTATTTGTATCGCCAGGAAGACCGATGTAACCGTAGTTGTCACCAGCAGCGGTTATAACACAGTTGTACATGCGTAGTGTTGTACTGTTTGAGATATTACCACCGTTCACGTCGCCGATGTTCATAGTTACTGTTGACACGTGAGAGTTCTGGATAGTTGTGCTCCCAGGGTAAATAGCACGAATCTGGAAAGGAGCTGTGTGAGCATTTGTCAATGGAGAATCTAGTGTCCATGTAGTTGTGTTTGCACCGCTAACAATCGTACGACGTTCAACCGTACCAGCAGCATCAATATCAACCGCTAGACCGTTTGCATATTCGAATGGAGCTGTAGTGAATGTAAGTGTTGAGCTTCCAGAAGAAACAGATTGTACCCCGTTTTCTGACATCTGTTGAGTAACGTATGAGTCGTGGGCTGTAATACTAGAACCGTTTGTGAATGATCCATTGTTCCAGCGTCCACTACCCTTTACGTTATCGATAACACCATCTGCACACCATATAGCGACTTTAAGCCCACTACTTAATGCATTAGCGCCCATTGCATCAACACCATTTATTCTCAAACTCTTTGAACGGATGTACCATGCTGTATCACTGTTATTCAGGAGGGTAGCGTTACGAAGGGTAAAGTTATCCCCACCAGAGCTGTTAACTGCTGAGTTAGCACCTGCTACATTAGAGAAGCGTATATTTTCGATCTCAATATCCTTACAGCAAATGTAGTAAAGAAGTGTAGCATAACCGTTGTTGTTATTACGCCACTCACAATCAACCATTGAACAGAAGTAGATAAAGTTAATCGCGCTCATATCCTGAGCCATAGGGTTGCTTGCATAGATACCGCGATCGAATACACAACGTCTAAAGTATAGAGATGGAGACCAAGGAGTACCAGTAGCGAACCCACCAATAATAGTCCAGAATGGAACGTTAACAACAGTGACGTCCTGTACCCAACAGTTTTGCGTGTTAGTGTAACCGATACCGTTGTAGTTGCCAGGGAAGTGCTGTCCATCTAGAGTGAAGTCACGCATTTGTGAGTTTACGATTAATGGAGCAGTTGGTCCACTTACGCCGTTACCGAAGTATACGGGCATAGAGATTATTGTTGCGCCCTGACCAGCACCTACCAACATAACATTAGATGGCAAGTAGAGTGGGAGAGGGATAAGATCACCTCTATAGCGTCCACCAGGTACGAAAACGACACCACCGTTTACAGATGCAGCCGCAACAGCAGCATCGAATGCAGTTTTATCATTTGTCCCATATATAACACGCTGGCCAGATACGGTGTTTGTAGCAGTTTTGCTGATAACCACTGTAGTGCTGTTTGTAACTGACACGATGTAAGCCTGAAGGGTGTACACTCCTGTAACGCCGTTACCACCACCGCTTGTGTTTTGAGGGCCAGCACCAAGAATAGTAATAGCCTTGCCGACATCATCATTTGTAAAGTTAGCCGTAGCTGATGTAAGAACATTTGAAGTAGCTGTCATTGCACCATCAAGTACAACTTTAGTGTTACCTGTAGCACCGTATGATTTTACGTTGAATACAGCCCCACCATTGTCATATACGTTAGTCGGGTATACCTTACTGAATGCGGCAGATCCATTTGGATCGATAGCTGCATTTGTTGTCAAGCCCATAAGCTTAAGACCAACAAAGCTCAGTAGAGTTGCATCGCCTTGGTTAGCTGTAACATTTATACGGTATGATTTGTATGCTGTGGTGTTAGTGAAAGTATACGTACGCTGTAGTAGGGCTGTCCACGTAGCAACGTTTGTCTGAGTATCAAGTACTGTCCACGTGTTACCATCTTGTGATGCTTCAAATGTCCATGTCTTTGGCCCGCGAGTAGTTTGACCAGAGATAGGCCCAGTGATTGTATACTGAGTAATTACTTTACCCTGTGGGAAATCATAACGCAACCAACCAGTAGTCAAACCTGAAGCGGTTGTCCACTTGTTTGTAGTAGTTTTATCGAATGAACGCCATGCAGGGTTGTTCGTGTCAAATTCTGACGAAGCAGTTGCCACACCTGAAGGCGCGAAAGCTGAGGTCATTGTAGGAGTTTGGTCGCTAAGTGTAAGAGTAGTATCGGACAGAACTGTTATACCAGTCTGAGGTGTGTCCATTACCCCTGTGTTACCTACAAGCTTGTTAAACACGCCACCGTTGACTGTTGAGATTGCCCCATAGCTACCAGATGTTGTTAGTATGTTGTCCTTAACTTCGGTGATTGTTGCGCCTACAGAACGAATAGAACCACTTGATGTACTGCTTAAGCGTGAATCAACATAGTTATCGCGGATGTAAATCTGGTTAACGAGAGTTGGGTCAGTTGTATAACCGATAACGTGAATACCACCTAGTAGTGTTCCACGCCAGTTAGTAATACGGTTGCCCGTGATAAACCAGTTCTTTAGATCAACCTTCGGGTCGCTTGCACCAATACGGATAGGCACTTCAACGCTGTCAAGACTGTTGTTCTCAATGAACACATTTTTTAAGTCTAGGTCTCTGTTGGTAGGTGAAAGACAAGCTTCGACACCATATTTGTAGTTATAGACTTTGTTGTTTCTAACAACCAATCCACGAGTAGCTTGAACGTAAGGTGCCCAACCATCGTAAGCACTAGGGCCACTTGTGTCCTCAATACCTACGGCTCTGCTTGCACCACTTGTACGGTCTGAGATGAAGGAGTTGTTATACACTTCAGAGTTAATCGTGTCGCGCATGTTAACAGCTTCACCACTGTTTGTAGTGTAGTAGAAGATATTGTCATGCACCCTAACACCGATGCTATCCTTAGCACCGAATGATGCACCGTTACTGTTGTTGTGTATATTATGAGCATATACAGTATTCTCGTGATGAGGGTAGAAGCTTACTTCGTCAGAGGCAACAAGAGTGTTCCCTGAAAAGTAGTTGTGTTCAACCCAGCTATCGCGCCAGTTTACAGCCAAGATAATTTCAAAGGTGTTTGGGTTGTTGTTAGTGAAGCGGTTGTATTCAACAATAACACCACTAGAAGAACTATTTGCATAATCTGCTGCTTCTACTGTGTTTGTCCCTGAACCAGCGTCAATAAGATCAACAGCAGGAGTTCCCGCGTAGGCATTATCTGCTGTAGTAGCAACTTTAATTGTGGTTGCGCTAACATTAATCGCGTAGTAGGAAGCTGTGAGAGATAGACCACCTGGCAAAACGCCACCTGTGTTTTTGAACAAGATAGGAGTACCAGTTGGGATATTTGCTCCAACTGTCAAAACATCTGTAGTAGCATCTACGGCAGTTATCGTACCTGAGATTAATTTAATAGTACCGATCTTAAGAGGCCAGCGGTCGTTGTTCCCACCGATGTTACAGAAGATACCTGAGAAGCTACAGTAACGAATTTGTACGTTAGTTACTCCACCCTGCAATGCGATAAGACCCTTGTTCTGTTGACCGTTAGCGTAGAAGCTAATACCCTCAATAGTAACGTCGCTAAGGTTGCTGTTGTCTACTAGAATGTAGGTTTCAGTTGTGCCAGTCTGGAACTGCAAAGTTGTTGCGTCGATACCTTCACCAAGTAGGCGGATATTACCACCACCAGCAGCACCGAATGATAGCCGAGCATTGATGTTGTATGTACCAGCTTTAATTAAAACTGTACCACCAGTTCCTAGAACGGCGTTAATAGCTGCTTGAATCTCTACGTTGTCAGCGACACCATCACAGACGTAATCAGCACCACTCCCGGCAGTACCAACAGTTTTAGTTGCGGTACGAGTAGCTTCACTAGCCAATGTACCACCAACTATATTAGCAATAGAAATTGACTTGAAGCTGTTTGTTCCAATCAAGATACTTGCAACACCAGTAAGGTCACGTATACCGTATGATGATGAGCTAAATTGGTTGCTATCGATCAGCATATCAGCACAGCTTGTCATTGCAACACCGGCTGTTGTATTTGTTATAACGTTTCCAGTAACAGCACTCTCAGATACATATGTCAATTCAACACCGTTAAGGACTGTTTCGCCCTTAATAGTGTTACCTGAGATAGTAACGTGTTTTACAGGTTGACCAGATATACCGACAATCTTAACGCCACCAGACTGAATCATGTTACCTGAGATAGTAATCCCATCAGCAGGAGAAGTAGCGGTTCCATAAGTAGTAACCAACAAAACACTAGTAGTCTTGTTGATGGCTGGCCATAGAATGTTATTGGTGATCTTTGAGTTTGAGTTAGGGAACTGCTCTGTTCCAAACTGAACGCGACCACGGAAGATGTTGTTATCAACAGTTACACGAAGAACCTTAACAATGTCAAGTACGTTGTCATAACTGTTTGTTGTACAGTCTTGGACTACGTTATTCCCATAAATGTTTACATCAGATACTACAGCACCAGTTGAGTTTGCTGCACCACCACCGATAACATCATTGTTCCCCTTACCCTGTAGGTAGTTCTCGCGGATAGTAATTCTACTACAAGTGTTAGAAGCGGAAGCAGTTATAAAGAATCCGAATCCATTTGCATTAGTTACATAGTTGCGAGCAAGTAGGACATCAGTTGAGTCCTGGACGTATACACAGAAGTTATTAGTTGTTGAGTGAGCGCTACCATCAAACCCGATAGCTTCAACTGATGCGTTTGTTTTTGCATCAATCTTAACGGTTGTGTTGATGGCCATGACGAACATGGTTCCTTTACCAGAACCAACAAGGCTAACATTGCTTGCCATGTTGATGTTAGACGCAATGTTATATGTTCCGACTTTAACTTGAACAGTACCACCACCTGCTGCGCTAACAGCGTTAATAGCGGCCTGAATTTCTACGTTATCAGCCGTACCATCACAAACATAGTCAGCTCCCGCTGATCTACCGACAGTTATTAATGTCTTCTGGGTGATGGCGTTTTCAATATCATCAAACCACTTCTTAGTGATATTGTTACCAGCAAAGTCGCCGATTGAAATTGAACGTGCTGACGTTCCTTCCTGTTGACGAACTATGGTGAATCGAGTGTGGCCTTGACCACCGCTATCAGGGGCGCTTTTTGCAGTAACTCTGATGATCTCAGCGTTTGCTCCCATTGGTCGTTTGTTACTAGGGCCAATAGTTAAATTATAGTTTGCAACGCTAGGGTCGGGCATCAACTCAGCATCGGCATTGGTCATAGAGAAAGTAGTACCAGTTGTAGCTGGAGAGGGGGCTATACTTACAAGTCCAAATCCGAAGTTTGCTTTTGCGTCAAAGTTTGCCAAAATTACACCTTATTTTCTTCCGCAGGGGGATAGAACCATTCGCTTGTTGGCAAGAAATCAGGTACGGCTTCAATACGACCATCGGTTTCAAAAATGCCGATGACCCCTTTACTTCCGTCTTTGCCGATCTTACCTACGATGTGACATGTTTCGATGATGCCTCCACCTGGTTCAGCTTGGTTACGACGACGCCAAATTAAGCGTTCGCCTGGTTTAAAAGCAACAAGAAGAACACGCTCAGGTTTCGCCCAATCCCATAACTCAAATGTTTTGATGTTAGTGAGAGGCAAATCCTCATACGAGTTCTTCTGTCCTGAAGCAGCTACTTGTGATACGCTGCCCCCGTCGTGGGTATATACTACCCATCTAAATTTGTCGCCAATATTTGACATTGCATTGTCCTTCTTTCGCATTGCATTGCGATTAAATTGTTTTTTTAGATTAGTCTTTTGAGACGTTTTCTTCGGTTGTCCACCAACCCTTGCCGACTACTGGTAGCCCGTCGCCTTGTTCGCGCTCGTCTACTACTCCGTCGAGGCTGTGTCCATATACTGTGTACTCGTCTAGTTCAACACCGACTTTCTTGCCTGTTTCGTCCTGGACTACCTTTACGGTTCCATGTACGGGGCGGTCTTCGGGTGTACCTACTAGAATTGTTACTTTGTCGCCTACTTTGAGGCTAGAGTCTGTTTTTGCCATTTTTTAATCCTTAAATCTTAGCTTGATGTATCGTCGTACTTCCAGGTGAATGTTTCCTGGGCTGTTGCACCTGAAGCTGCTGTTGTACCAACTACTAGCTGATAAACAACGTAGTCACCGAACTGACCAGTAGCAGATGTTGAACCTGAAACTGATAGCGGTGAAGCTGAGGTATAAGTGAATGGGTCTACTGGTGTACCTGCTAGGGTTGCATAGCTACCAGTTGTAAGTTGGTTACCTGATGTACCAGTTGTACCAGTTGCCTGGACATAACCTGTAGCTGTGTTAACCAAGGCTGTAACACCTGTACCGAAGTTGTTTGTACCGTCGGTGTACCACTTAAGGTTGTTTACTGTACCAGCGGTAATAGCTGTAACGTTCAAACGAGTTACTACCCAGAATGAATAGTTAGAACCTGATGATGGTACTAGGATTGAGTTAGTTGTACCAGCAGTTGAGTGTGCGTCTTCTGCGTTGGCACGAGTGTTGATTGACGTGATGTCGGTTGCTGTTGGGCCTGATCCGGTCAATCTGTTGATGATGACTGTTGCTGCCATTTAATTTCCTTTTTTATTTTGAGTGTTTTCTACTCTTATTATACAATATTTAGTTTAATACATCTATCCATGTATCCTCCACCGTCGCGTTTGATGGTGCTACGCTTCCTACCCATTCTACAAATTGTGCGTCTGGGCGGGAAATGTTTGGATTAGTGGCATGATGTACTCTTACGAATGTGCTTACACCCGTATCTCCCTTATCACCTTTCGGGATAAAGAAGTCAAATATTGCGTGTTTATCAGAACCTTCGTTGACAACATTTGCTGGGTTACCAGGTTCTAATGTAGTTGTCGTACCTACGTCTACTGTTGCACCAGGGCCAACTGGACCCGGCTTACCGATATGCTGTAGGTGAATGTTCTTACGGCGGTTAACAATCTTGATTGTTTTTGTTCGCTTATTAAGACGTATCTCAGCAATCATTATGAAACCTCTATTTCGTCCAATGCTTCAGATACAATGAACTTCGGGAAGTCACCGCTACAATCATTACAACCTTCTTCTGGTGACGGGTATTTTTCTACATACCCCTGGTCATCCGTTACATTTATTTGGTAGTAATATGTATCAAGTGGAATCTGAGTCTCGGCTGTATCGAACGCAAAAATACCCACGCCATCAACAAGTGATGCGTGTTTAGTTAGAACGTACACTTCGCCAGGCTTGCCGATATAAATATCAGCAGATACAGCAGATAGATCGCCAGTATCAATTGGCAAAGTAAGGCTTTCGCCGTACCGAATGGTTATTGGATCCATTTTTTCCTCTGTAAGTTTTGATTTTTGCGATATTGGTCTCGTCGCTGGAGACCTTAGACACCTACTTGGGTGAGCTTACCCTCAACCTAGGAACGTCGCACTAATCGCTATGGATTTTATGTCTATTTATATTATAGCAAACTATGCTGTACGCTCCCACATATATACCACAATGTAGGGATTCATGTTAGTTGTGCCAGCACCAGTATCTTCAGTACGGAAGCGAGCGTTAGGGAATGGAGCACCTGAACCGTCATAGCCAGTACCATATGGATAACCACCACCAGATAGGTTGAAGTCATCGTTATATGGGTAGATGGCGTGATGGTGGGTCTGGACATCTTTCTGCCCGCCTGTTTGTTCTACAGTAGCGAAATCAATATCAGAAGTGTTTATACCAACGAGCGTTCTTCCTGAAGCGAATGCAGCCCATGTTCCACCATAAAGGTTTTGAACTTTAGTCGCGGTATCAAGAGTGGTAGACTGAATAACCTGTCCAATGTGAGAAGTCATCAACACATTTTCGTTGTTATATACACGACCATCAACACCGATACGGAAGATAGCCTTACCAACATCAATATATGTTTCAAAGTATTTAGTCTGTAATACGTCAACGATCTTGAACTTCAAGTACCAACGGACTGTGTTGTCAGAGCCTATACCATTCATCTTTGTAAGGATGTTTGTTGCGATAGTAGAGAGTGAGTTCGCGGTGATGACACCTGTAGCTGACTGTTGTGTAGTAGCCACGTTGACCCATGTTCCTGTGTAAGAACTATTGTTGGTCTTGCTCATGTCAAACTGAATACCAGTTGTAGCATTTACAACGTTTAAATCTGTCCCTGACAAGGTTAATGGAGAAATATTTGCGATAGTTGTCCCAGAAGACACGCTAACAGTTAACCCACTGGTATTATCGTAGTTGTTTGTATACTTCACGTTAATCAAAGGATCGACAGCAGGAGACGCATAAGGTAGAATATTAACGACCTTTGAAGCTGCTGTTGAGTTTGTACGTGAATCAATGGCACGAACCGTCAATGACTGGTTGCCCGTAACGTCTGATACTACCCCTACGTTGTCTGTGACAGTAGAGCCACTACTATACGTTAAGTTGTTGACATACCCACCAATTGTGGTGTTGTATGACTGCATGGTAGCGTACTTATTCGGAGCAGCCTTCTTTGTAGTAGGGATGTTAATCTGTAGCGTTGAAAGTCCCTGAATCAAGACTTGGTTGTCACCAGTGATCGCAGCAGTTGTAGAATTTGTATCTAAGTAATCGAAATCAGAGAAAGCAGGGTTTGCTTGACCGAGATCATTTTTAACTGTGTATGTACGATCGCGGTAGTCATAGTGGCCGAAGCCATCAACAATACCGATACGAACGGTATTCTGATTAGAGTTTGGTGTGTATTGCTGGAATAGAGCAGGAAGCCCACCAGAGAAGTCAAAGTTATAACGAGAACCGATATTACCAGAGGTGAAGATACGAGTGAAACCTGAGCCGTTCCATACTTCTAAGAAAGCCTGAACGCCAACCCCTGATGGGTTATAGAACTCAAGCCACATACCACCTTCATCTGTTGCAGCGATTCCTCCACTATCCATTGATAGGGCTGTAAGAACAGCGAAACGAGGTTGTGTAGCAACACCATCGTTAGCAACAACCCATCCAGAGGTAAGATAGGGTGAGTTTGTAAGGTTAATGTCCATTCTTGAACCGAACCCGAAACCATTACCAGCGCCATCACGATAGACACGAGTTGTACCCGTACCCCAAGCAAGCATACGCCCTGTACCGCCACCGAAGTCATATGAGAAACGACCTGATGCAGCAACACCGTTAAGACCTAATTGTAGGGTGAAAGTAGATTCATTGTAACCGTCATAGATACGACCACCAGAAGTTGAGACACGGTTTAGTCCACCCTCACAGCGCCATTCTTCAAAGTTCTCAGCTTGGTTACCGTAATAGGTACGAATTGAATTAACCCATACTCTAAATGAGCCACCGTAGTTACCACCGACTGTTGATTCGGCGTATGCCATTACATTAAGAACCCTTCGAAGTCTTTGACGACTCCTTTCTCTGCTTGTATATCTTCACAATGGAGTGTAGTACCCTTACCCACAATAACCCACTCATCAGTTTTGATTTTATCGACATAAATATCTCCTAAGTCTTTACTTATCTTAAGACTGTATTTTCCTAAGTTCTCTACATCGATATGATTTTCTGGCGTTCCCCATTTGGTAAAAATCAAATGACCGTCCTCAAAGTCGTGCTTTGTGAACCCGAACGCGTCACCGATGCTCTCTAAGAGCTGTTCTGCTTTTTTACCCTTCATTATCCTACCTTAATAAATGCTATACCGCCCAAGGCGCTGCTTGATGGTATGATTACTTGTTTAATATATGATGTTTGACCAACACCAAGATAGCTAGTTGATCCTTTGATACCAAGATCATTTGTTATTACTCCTGAATCATCGGCTTCAAATAGCACAGCTCCGTCCGATTTACGACGTGTTGAGAACTCGTTGTAAGTAACCTGTGTTTCTGTGTTGTGGTCGTTGTCAAAAATCTTCATACCGTTCTTAGTGAACTGTACTTGAGTTGAAAGAATTTCCTGAGCAGACTGAACCCACCCTGTTAGGGTTGTCCCGTATAGAAGACGGGCATCAGTGTAACGGAAACTCTCAGCGCTATCAGCTTGGATTTTTATCTTTATCCAAGGCATTGTAGAACGGATGTTTTCTAGTTTGACTTCTTCCCACTCATAGTTTACTAACTGGTCTAAATCGAACTCATATGAGTCAATATCATTGTATAGGAATATCTTTCCCCCGCCTGTCCCTAATTGGTTAGAAACACGCATACCGAATGACATAGGTACATTAGAGGCTACGTATAGTTTCTGTTCAACATACACATCCAAACCAATCATCTCAGTTACCTGTCCTGATACACCACCAGCGTTCTGTGATTCTGCTGATGAAAAGGTTGTTATTGTTCCATCTACAATCTGCTGGTAAGCAGGGTCATAATCCCAGAAAGTCAAAGCGTTGTAGTGATACAGGTTAATATCCTGTGCGTCAAATGTGGCAAAACCTACAGAGTTCTGGATTAAGTTACCACCACCACTATTCTGCACGGTAAGGATAATATCAGTAAGGTTCTGGTAAATCTGTGAGAAGTTTGTGGTTGTTGTCCCTTCAAAGCTACTTTGTTCGGAAACAATAGAAGTAATCTCTTGGTTCTGTTTGTCAACCTGAATTTGAGTGTCGTAAAGTGTTTTAATAACTCCACCCGCCTGTTGGTAGTTAATGGAAACAATGTCGGGTATTTCAGAGATCAATTGTTCCTGTACCGAACCAGCGAGAGTCAAGTGAACTTCACTTAAGAAAGCCTTGACTGTTGTTGAGCCTTGAGTGAATTTGATCACATCCCCAACTTCATGCCAACCAAGACCGACTGTATCTGATTTTACTGCTGTCCACTCAATACCAGCTAGGGCATTGTAAAGTGGGGGCAGAAGTGTTTGACGGTCGTCGTCTAAGATTTCATCGTTGTTAATTTGAATCTCTTTAGTGACGATGGGAGAGATTTGTATCGTTCCCGTGCCAGCAGAGGTTAGATTGATTAGGTTAGTTGCAGCAAGTGCATCTAGATACGTAGGGGCAAGTTTAAAGGTATCTTCATCAAGCACATCTACGTAATAAGGTGTGCCCGCCACCAAGGGTGCTGGCAATGTCCCCGTTGAGGTGATGTAGATCATATTCCCTGTGATCATACCGTGATCGGTGATTGTAACTACGTCTGTTGTCGTGTTGACACTCCCGAACACTGTTTGAGTAGGAGTTGCAGCGTATACAGCAATGTTATCGTTCTGTGGAGCACGTCCAAGAATAACAGCGGTGATTGGCCCATAGGTGTCGCCTATCTTTAGAGTCTTAAGGTGGTCAGAGTTTAACTCCTCGGTTGTTACCTCATATTGAGAGAAGGTTAGGGTAGTATCAGAAATACGAGCAGTAGTTCCTGTTGCACCAGCGATATCTTGGATAGCGCCCTGGATTGTCGTACCTGACTGTGTTGAGTATAAATCTTCTGCAATCATGTAGTCTTGGTTAGGAAGAGTTGTCATGTCACTAACACTAAGATTTAAGACCCCAGCGATATATTCAGCGAAGTCTGCTACAGAGATCGGGTAGGTAATAGCGTTTGAAGGGATTGTTGCAGCATAGCCTAGAGTTGAAGCTTTCCACATATGGTCATACATGGTGACCGTTGTTGAACCAGCTTCATAATCATAATCTACAGTATCTACTAAGTAGAACCCTTCTGAGATATACTCATAACCAGGGACGGTTGAATCGTACAATCCTAAACGAATCTGGAAAGTATCACCAGCTACAACATCATCAACGATCCCCAGCAACTTGATTTGTGCTTTTTTAGTCACAATACCAAGCATCTTGCCAACTGCATCAATCGCAACTGACATCAATACAGAAGACGATTCCCATATCATTGAGGTATCATCAATATAACCCGTTACGTCAAGGATTTGGCGAGCGACTTTTACGTCTGTTTGTTTGACTGGCGCGTTAGCTAGGTCTTCGAAGTTTGTAGTATGTGTAATCATTTGGATCTATATCCTTATTATATCGTATAAGCGTTCTCAGCACCTTTAAACGTAAGAACGTTAAACTATGCGCTTTCGAGCTTAAAACCCGTCCTAGCGAGCGTCCGTGGGTTCAGGAGCGTCTGGAACGCCTGGTATAACTTTAGGTACGATATTACGTACACGCACATCCGTAGACTTGTCTGAGATATTCGAGTTCGGATTGTGTTTGTTCTGAGAGTCTTTTTCCCGTTTCTTGGATAAAAAATCGTCAAGAACCGCCTGTTCTTCAGGGAGGAATTTATAATGTGGATTGTTTGATAATTCTAATAATTGTTCTATTGTTTTCATATATGTTCTATCTCGCTTACTAAACCATTAACCATTAAGAAGATATCTTCAGAGGGTTTTTTAAAGAAATCTTGTACGTTGTTTGCACACGCCCATTTTAATTGTTCTACTGCCCCACGTGGTATAGTGGGATTTTTCTCTAAGAATGTTAACATCATTAACATGCCTACCATTTGACCAGCATTGAAGGGGTCTGAGAAATCTTTTGGTTCTGCCTGTTTAACTTGTATATCTTGCATATATTTCTTTCGGCATGATGTAGCCTTCGTCACCTTCGCCGACTAAAGCGATTGTTCCTGGTTTTACGATCCCACCTTGTGCTAACTGGTGCGAGATGGTCGGTACTGCCCCGCCTTCTGTATCATGGAATGATACCGCATTACTTTCATGCTCATCCCGCTTAGGATAGGGTTTGCGTAATCCCTCTACTAATTGTCTCATATCGTCGTCTAGAGGGTATAAATAACGTAGACGTTCACCACCACTACGAGTAGGAAGCGAGTTAACAAACGCGCGATCGAATTTGCCGTTTTTAATCATACGGTTCATTGAACGGACGTGATAATACTTGCCTTTATAGAGATAATCTGGTGTAGTCTTGGCTTTTCCAGTATACACCCAGTTCCCTGCTTGGTAGATAATCCCAAGATGACCTTGGCGAGAATCAGCATAAGAAACGAGTATTCTTAGTCCTGGCGAGTGTTTTCTCAACATCTTGATCGCTATTGAAACAATCTTTGTCACTGGCGCTTCATGTTCTCTAAGAGCGACACGTACCAGCTCTGCTCCCGAAGTTAAAGGGATGCCATAGCGTTCGATCTGAGCGTTACCCACCCCACGACCGAATACCACACAGCCTTTAAACTTCTCACCTTCCCACACACCAAAGCCGACCAACTTTCCAGTCGGTACAGTTTTAGAGTAGTGGTAGTTCATACAGGAATACTTAATTGCCTGAAAGCCTACTTCAGCTATTTTCAGCAAGCTCGTTGTACTCCGCAAATCCACCTGGTGAAGCATGGTAGCCACACTCAGGACATTGGATTTCGTTTACTTTGTCAAGACGGTTATCTTCATGGTTCTCTGGTTCAAACTCTGGTTCTTCTTTTTCAGGTTCGACAGAGAACTTAAAGATGCTATCAAAGCTCGTTGAGTCTAAAACTTCCATCTCTGGTAGCTCAAACTTAGCAATGAACTCATCAAGACCTTCTTGGGTGATTGTACCGTACTGAGAGGTGATCTCAAGCAAACGCTCGGCTGCATCAGCCATGTTCGGCGCTTTGACGATAAGATAAGGGATAGGATCATCCCAACCCTCTGTTTCAAGAACGTGTTTACGTTGGTGACCATCTAATAGCCACTTCTCGCCCTGAGAGTCAATCCAAACGTATACGGGTATATAGAACCCACGCTTTTCGATATTCTTCTTAAGCTTGTTATAGTTTTCTTCAGAGAGAAACTTAAGTTCTCCCTGTGTTGCATTCATATCAGAGATAGGAGCAACAGGCAATTTGTTGTCGTTAATTACTCTCATTC